TTAATGCTTATCAATACCACGCTGAATTTGAAGTTTTGGCGGAAGATAATGTTAAATCCATAGAAAACGCAATAGTTGACAAACTAGGAGAAAAAAGTATAAAATGGGATTATCTTGGAGAAATGATGGATCCAAGAGTAAAAAGAATAACCTATGAGGAGGTTATAGATGGTACAAGACCTGTACAAACAAAAAAGGTCCTTGGAGTTGAGGTGGCAGCTGGAGTATGAGCAAAATGGTAAATATACTCTGGATATGGTCAGAATTGATGACAAAATTAAAGAAGTCATTACTGACATTAAACTCGAGGAATCCAAGATTGCAAATAGAGAAAATGCAATATTTAACTCTGCCCCTAACGTTTCTGTGGCTACGTAAATAAACGCCATATCGCTGAAAAACGTACTTTCATCTTAAGGATCTCTTGCACTCTACTCAAAAATAGTATATAAATTAAAAACTAAGCAATAAATCATAATTGGTTATTCTCTGCTTAGAGAGGATAACTGGCGCAAAGGAGGCGCTGATTATATGACAACACACTTTTCAAATGGTGTAACAAACGTTCCTGGTAAAATGCTAGGCTCGTCTGTTTTTACAAAAGCAAGACAACCTCTTATTACTGGTAATAACAATGAATTCGCTTTTCAAGATGATTTTGTTAAATACAATGCTAGTGATTGGAACATAACTGAAACTGCTGCTGCTTCTACACAGAATGCACAGTACGCTAACGGTTGGTTAGTATTAGGAGACGATGGTTCTCCAAGTGCTAATGACGTTAACTTAGTTGAAGGTTATAACGTGTGGAATTATCAATCAACAAAAGGAATGGCTTTTGAAACATCTTTCGCAAGTATTGATGTATCTGAAGCAAATATATTTGTTGGTTTAGCTAACACTGCAGTATCAGATGTAGCAGCTATTCCAAACGATTGTGTAGGTTTTCATCATGCAGAAGATACAACTACTATTCAGTTTGTAATTTCTAAAGATGGAACTTCTACGTCAACTAACGTCCTTTCTACATCCGGTGGTTCGGCAATAACTTTTGCTGATTCAACTGTTGCAACTCAAAGTGCAACTGCAGGTCAAATTCCATCTAACTCTGTTAGATTAGGATTTAGATTTATACCTGCTGGACAAGAAGGTGTTACGACTGGAACATATAGAGTTTACTACAACGGTAACCCTGTTTTAGATCAAACTACTTTAACATACGTTCCTGATGATATAGGTTTAGCGGTTGTTATGGGTACAAACACTAAAGGTACTACAACTACTAACGCAATGATCGATTACGTAAAAGTTCTTGGCGAGAGAGTAGTATAATAATAATTTGTGAGCTCCTTCGGGAGCTCACTATTAAGGAGAAAAATGGGCACATATTTAAATGACGTAAAAGCTTCCGTAGAATTAACTGCTTCAGGAAGATTACAAGGAGACGTAAGTGGTACATCTACTAATTTAGGACCGTGTAGAATTATAAGTATCAATGCACACTTAACAGCAGCAGATGGTGAAATTACAATTCAAGATGCTACTACTGCATCTGGTGTTATTAAAATTCATCTAAAAGGTGGAAGTGGAAGTAATGAAACTTTAAATTTTAATTTTGGCGGTAATGGAGTTAAATTTGATACTGCACCTTACGTAACATTAGCAAATATAGATTCCTTTACTGCTTATTACGGATAGGAGGCTAAATGGCTAATACTACTTCTGGAACAGTAACGTTCGACAAAACATTTGCTATTGATGAAATTATTGAAGAAGCATACGAACGTATTGGTATGCAAGGCACTTCTGGCTATCAATTAAAAACAGCCAGAAGATCACTTAATATCTTATTTCAAGAATGGGGTAATAGAGGTATTCATTTTTGGGAAGTAGGTGATACCAATATAGATTTTGTTGAAGGTCAAGCTACTTATACTTTTTATAGAGCAACAGGGGATGGAACAAGTTCTGTAACAGCAGGTGGAACTACAGGTACTTCTACATATGGCTTATCTGATATATTAGAATGTACTTATAGACAAAATTACAATACAACTTCCGAATCAGATTCATCAATGACTAAAGTTGATAGGTCAACTTATTCAGCTTTAGCTAATAAATTATCAAAAGGAACTCCAAATCAATTTTGGGTTCAAAGATTTATAGATAAAACTACAGTAACTTTTTATCCAACACCAAATTCAACTGCAGCATCTAACTATGCTCATATTTATTTTGTTAAAAGAATTGAAGATGCAGGTGATTATACTAATGCAACAGATGTTCCATATAGATTTGTTCCTTGTATGTCTTCAGGATTAGCTTTTTATTTAAGTCAAAAATATAACCCGGAACTTACACAGAATTTAAAACTACTTTATGAAGATGAATTAGCAAGAGCTTTATCTGAAGATGGTTCACCATCTAGTAGTTATATAACCCCTAAAACTTACTTTCCGAGTATATAATGGCTAAATTTGCAGGAGGAAAATACGCACTAGCAATTTCAGACAGAAGTGGAATGCAATTTCCATATCTAGAAATGGTTAAAGAATGGACAGGTGCATGGGTTCATTATTCAGAGTTTGAACCTAAACAACCACAAATTAGTCCACGACCCATTATTGCTGATCCACAAGGATTACAACATGTTAGACCATCAAGAGCACCTTTTCCAACACCTACTATTTTAGATGATGATCCTTTTAGTACTATTCTTGTAGATGGAACAGTTACAGTTTATGAAGAAGATCATGGAAGATCTTCAGGTGATGCTGTTAGATTTACTCAAGTAAAAGATATAGTAGGAGGTTTACCTATTGAATGTTTAGAATTAAGTACAACCTTATCAGCAGATATATCCGCGGCTGCTACTACTATTGGTGTAGCAAGTGGAACTTATTTTCCTAATAGTACAGGATATATTGTAATTGAAAAAATTGATACAGATAGTACTTCAGCTACATATGGTGAAGACATAAGTGAAACTATAAAATATACAGGAGTATCCGGAAATAATTTAACAGGATGTACAAGAGGAACAGCTGCTCCTTCTTATGGAAAAACTCCATTAAATACGACAGCTACTACACATAGTAGTGGAGCTAAAGTGTATGGTTCTTTTATTATTACACCTGTAAATGAAACAATTGCAAATGCAGGAGTTCCTGCTACAATTACTGTTAGCAATAAATATACTTTTGAATTAGCTGGTACTGCATCAAGTACCGAACGTGGAGGAGGCACAATGGTTTTCGGTGGACCCGTAAACCAAAGACCATAATATGGCAGGATATAATTACGCAAATTTAGTTACAGCAATTAGAAATTGGACAGAAACAGATAGTAATGTTTTAACAGCAGCTATATTAAATGAAATAATAGAACAAGCTGAATATAGAATAATGAGAGATGTACCAATTGACGCAGATAGAAAACAGGCAAAAAACAGATTTGTTACAGGACAACAAACTATAAACTGTCCGGCAGGATGTTTATTTACTAGAGGAATTCAAGTTTATACAAGTACAGATGGTACTACTATTTCAGGAGCTAATTCTTGGTTAGAGAAAAAAGATCAAACTTATTTAAATGAATACATAGGAGCTAATACATCTACAGGAACTCCTAAATATTATGCTCAATTTGGAGGTGCTACTGGTACTACAGATACAACATCAGGTACTTATATGGTGGCTCCTGTTCCAAGTGCTACTTTTACATTTCAGGTTCATTATAATGCCATGCCTACTAGCTTAGTCACTGCTACTAGTGGAACTTATATTAGTCAAAACTTTGGAAATGGCTTATTATATGCGTGTTTAATAGAAGCCTTTTCTTTCTTAAAAGGCCCTATAGACATGTTGACATTATATGAGCAAAAGTATAATAATGTATTAACTAAATTTGCTGCAGAGCAAATTGGGAGAAGAAGACGAGATGATTATACGGATGGAACTATTCGTATACCAATACCGTCTCCCTCTCCATAAGGAGATATAAATTATGGCAATAACATCGGCAATTTGTTCAAGTTTTAAACAAGAACTATTACAAGGAAAGCATAACTTTAGTTCATCAAGTGGTGACTCTTTTAAAATTGCTTTGTTTGATAGTAGTGCTACTTTAGGAGCTGCTACAACTGATTATTCTACTTCTGAAGAAATTACAAATACTTCAGGAACTGCATACACAGCAGGCGGAAAAGCATTAACAAACACTGGAGTAGGTTTAACTTCTACA